CCGCCGCCCGAACGCCAGATGCTTTGGGTAGTAGAAAGTGCCATTTGAATTGTCCTCTTTATGCGAGTTTAGTGCGACGATCTGCATAAAAGTTGGCCGGGAGCCATTCGTTCGCACCGGTATTCCCGGATTTACTGCTTTATACCATACAAAAATGGGGGGCGAAAGCCCCCCATTTCCTTACGCGCCTTGGCTGCCGTACATACCCAGAGGGTCTGAGAAGCCAAAAGAGTAACGCTCACGTGCTTTGTATCTCACGTTGCCCGTATCGAAATCACCATCCATTTTTGTATCCAGCGATGCACGAATAAAATGCTTCATGCCGTTTGGAACGTCGGTGGTCAGGAACCAAGCATTGGTGTCGGTCAGCCAGTGGTTAATTGTATAACCCTCTGGGATCGAACCGTTGTTCTTGATCGCGTTGATGTCGTTATCGTTGGTACCGGCACGCAAACTGGTTTCGAGCAGACGAGTTGCAACGAATTGCAGGCTCGGCGGAACAATCAGTTTACGAGGACGGGCAGCGATCAGCAGACCACGTTCGTCAGTCCACGCAGCGATTTGAATCACAGCGTTTTCCAGCGAAGTTTCGTTCAGGTCAGCGGGGGTCGAAGGGATATTCGAGTTAGTGCCGCCAGAAACGAGTGGGTGGTTGTTTGCAAACAGAGCCACGCCGTCACCGCCAGCGTATTGACCGCCAGTGAAGCCGTTGTTCAGAATTGCAGCCGCTTTAACCTGCTTAGTGTAGGCCATTGAACGAGCCAAAGCCTTGGTATAACGGCCAGACAGGCTGTCGTACAGGTTATCTTCAATCGCTTCTTCAGTGATCGAGAAACCTTGGGCAATGGTTTCGTGGTTGTATCGAGCAGTCCAAGCTTCCTGCGCATTGTCATAAGCAATCGCAGAGCCTTCGTTCTTGACTGGAGCAGCCGAGAAGCCAGACAGCTTGGTTTCCTCTTCGAAAGAACGCTCGGAGGTCTCTGTTTCGTAGATCTCTTTGTGCTCTTCGCCGTAACGTGCATACTCCAGACCGAACAAGGCGTTCAGGCCGGGGAGCAGCTCTTTCAGTAGTTGTGCGCGTGAAATAGCCATGATTTAGCTCCCTTATACGCCAGTTGAATTGTTGTACTGGTGCATAGTTGCGTTTATTTTAACAATAAACTCAACAAAAGCGTCAGCGCCTGTTGCCGTATCTCTAACCACATCAATAATACGGATGGGGAGAGTGTTTGTAGTTGCCTGTGTTCCTTCGTCAATCGCCACGGCGGAATTACCAGTATTGGTAGAGCCGGCGTTTTGAATTAGTGCAATATTATTACCAATGGCGGATTTGCCCATTGCAGCAATAACAGTAGTGCCAGAACAAGAAGCTACTTGAAACAGTGTGTCAGGGTCATCTGCAACCACAGCAAAAATCTGCGTACCAGACTTAATCGCCTGACTTGCTGGATAATATTGCTGATTTTGCACTTGCCCAGTAGCAGCGTTGGTAAATTGAACACCCAAAAACACACCGCACGGCGTGGCAGTAGTGGTGCCGGTGTCTTTTTCAATAGTTCCATCAGATACGCGCTTTACCAAATCGCCGTAAAAAATATTAGTGGCGTAACCACTTGCAATTTCCATTAGACGAGTTGATCCTGCGAATACCTGACCACCGATCAAATTGACCGGTTTTAGCCCGTAAGGGGCTGATACAGTCGGATAGGCCATGGTTACTCCTAGTTAATAAAAGAACTACTTATTGCCTTTACCAAAAGATGTCGTTGACTTACGTTCATTAAACAAAGGCATACGAGCATCGTTTTGGCGCATAAATGTATTGTCCACAGCTTCGATATTGTCTTCAGACTGCTTTTGGTAGTGCGCATTACGTAACTGCGCTTGCTCCGTAGGCATCTTGCACAACAACAAACCGCCGTGGGCGACTTCACCTTTTTCATTTGGCGGAAGCATGAGTTCCGGGTGATCTTCCGCTTTGACCGGCACCCAGCCTTCACGCATACGCATGGAGAACGTCGGTGCAATCTGACCGTTAACATGGGTAGCTACCCATCGGTAAGACCATCCCGGTTCGGGAGTCGGATCAGGCAGTGCTGAAGGTGGTACATAAACAGCACGTGCGGTTTTATCGCGTGAAATGAGATCACGAGGAGTGCGAGTGTCAGCCATCTTAAACCTCCAATTTAGCTACTTCAGCAGCATACTGCTGCGGGGTTAGTCCGTATTTCTTAGCCAAGGCAAGTTGCCGAGTAGAAAGTTGGATTTTCTTTGTTCCAGACGAACGAGACGCTGGAGCAACCACAGCCGCAGGTTTTTTTGGAGCCTCGGATTGAACCTGTGAAGATTCAGGCTTTTTCTCAGCATTCCCGCCAAATAATTCGGGGAACGTCTTTTGCATGCGCCCATCTATTTGGGCGAAGTATTCATCGTCACGAGGGTCTACCCCCGAGTTGACTAGTTTGTGGTGCAGCCCTAGTGCATAGCTGGTGTATTCTTCGAACCCCGGTTGACCGTACCACTGGTTTTTTGCCTGCCAGCGCAGCGTCTTCTCGTCCGGTGCAACTTGTTGGGGTTGAGATGGTTCTCTTTGTACCGCGGTTTCTTCTTCTTGTAAAGGGGTCGGTTTAAAGTTTTTTACCTGCGATACTCTAACCTTTGCCTCCATCAAAGCTTCTTGGGCTTCAATAATGGCGTCGGTGTCGTAAGACTCTTGGGCATCTTTAAGTTGACGGCGGGCAGCTTGCAACTGGGCTTCAGCAGCATCTGTCGCGGTAGAGATATATACCTCTTGCCCGTAATTAACTGTCTGCTTGAGTTTTTTATTCTCTTCAGACAGGTACGCCATGAGTTTGTCCATTTCTTGCTTTTCTCGCAAGAGGGACTCTTTCATTCGGCGCTCGTCGTGACGGGCATGTGTTAGCTCTTTGATACGAGCTTGCACTTTATCCGAATAGTTTTCGATTTCGTCGTCAGTCGGGTCTGACACCTCTTTGTCCAATGGCTTGCGGCCACGGTCTTTTACAGGGGTATCATCAAATATCTCAATTTCGACATCACCTTCGGCATCAGCCTGAATGACTAAGGAATCGTCTTCTTCTTGGGCAACGACTTTTCTGTCGTCATCCTCATCCGGAAAATTAAACTTGTTTAACATATAACACTCCTATTAAGCACGGGTAATACCGCGTGGATCGTCCACGACCGCATCAATCTGGTCGTCATTTAACAAACGGAACTCTTTGTTGTAAATCTTGAACCGAGTACCGGAGTAAGTACGCACTAACACGAAGTCGCCTTCTTTACACCAAGGTCCATTGGGGAACTTGGCGGTGTCTTTGTACGCATCGGGTCCAACAGCCAGCACAAACAAAATAGTGGTTGAGTGATCTTCCTGACGCATAACCGACTCCGCTTTTACAAGACTGGAGTTTTCAAACTTGTCTGATACATCGGGAACACCACAAAGAATTTTCCATCCTGTTGGCGTGGGTAACATGCGCCCACGGTCTTCAATAGGGATTTCCTCGGTTGGCTCTTCGACTGGTTGTATTGGCTCCGGCATTTGAATACCCGGAGGTAGCATCAGTTCGCTCATCGTCTTCATCCTCTTTAGTTGCTGCTTCTACAAGGTCAAGTAAGTGTCGCTCCGCGAGGGCAAGACCCTGAATTACCCCGCACAGTTTTTGATAAGCAGCGAAGTCCATGCAAATGCCATTTGCCATGTCGTCCGTGTAGTCGTTCATGTCTTTGCGTATTTTGTCGCGCAATACGCTTGCGAAGCTATCCATCATTTGATTTTTCTCTCCTGTGCTTTAGCCTTGGCAATGTCGATACCCATACGAGCACCTTCACGTTCTTGTTGTGCCTCAATAGCTTCTTTCTGTTGTTGCATCGTAGTTGCTGCTTTAAAGCCGTCAAGTTCCATACGTGCTTCCAACTCTTGTTTCTTCAACTCCAACTCATCCGCTTTAGCTGCGGCGTCGGTGGCAAACTTTTTCTCTTTCAGATCAACTTCTTTCTGTTTGATTGCCAGTTCTTGTTGCTGCATTTGAATGACAGGGTCTTGTGCCTGCTGTTGCGCTTGTTGTTGTGCTGTTTGCGCTTGGCTTTCTTGCAGTACTTGTTGTGCCGCTTGCGCCATCATGGAAGACAACGCAACCTCAATCTGTGGCGGCAACTTCTCATCTTC